TAGAGAGGCCGGAGGTATAGTATCCATACCTTTTGGTTCTGAATATTCATTGTTATTAAAAAATAAAAACTCTAGTAGAGCAGTGGTAACTGTAGAAATAGATGGCGTTGTTGTTTTAGATGGAAAAGCTTTGATAATAGAGCCTAATGAAACTTTTGATTTAATAGGATTTATGTCAGGAACCACTATTAAAAATAAATTTAGGTTTATTGAAAAAACAAAACAGATTTCTAGATATAGAGGTGATAGAGTAGAAGACGGTTTGGTTCGAGTAGAGTTTAAGTTTGAAGAGCCAAGGACTAGGCTTACACCTATAAGCAAACCTTATTGGACTCATGGTACCTTTGATGGTACTCCTAATAACGTTTCTAATATAAAATATAGATCTAAATATGGTAATGGTGCTTCTGCTTGTTGTTTTAGCGCACCAACTGCTTCGAAAACTAATGATGGTATTACAGTTAAAGGTTCTGAAGTATCACAGTCTTTTGATTTTGGTATTGTTGGTAATTTAGAGTCTGAATCTACTGTAATTACTTTAAAATTAGTGGGTGTTGACTTTATTACAAAGAGTACTATTAATAAAGTAGTAACGGTTAATACTAAATTAGTTTGTTCAACCTGCGGTAAACGGTCTAGATCTGTAGCTAAGTTTTGTAGTAGGTGTGGTACTTATATATGTTGATAGGTGAAATTTTAATAAGAAAGGACTATATAGAAACTAAGATATCAGAGCTTACTAGTTATCTAGAAGGTTTGATGATGAGTGATATAGATTCTAAAACTAAAGCTAGTGTTTATACAAACACTATAAACCAGTTGTTTGATATGTATAATAAACTTCAGAGCCATAGGGCGTTGCTAGATAAAGAAAATTCGGACACTTCTATTGTTATAGGTAAGTCTGAAATTTCAGTACTAGATGCTGTACATATACTGAAAACTACTAGGTACAAGATCGACGTACTAAGTAGACTTATAAATAGTAATGAGTATAATTTATCTATCTCAGAACTTATGGATAAAAGAGATATTCTTATGGAAGAATATATTACTATGCTTGTTGAGGTTTCCAAAAGTGATTGGCTAAAAGATATTGAATAAAGACTAAAAAATAGTGGAGTATTGTTTTATGGAAAAGGAAGGGGGAATAAAATATGATGAAGGTAAACTTAGATATGATCTTATTCCAGGAGACGCGCTAGAGTCGTTGGTAGAGGTTTATACTTTTGGTAGTAAAAAATACGATGATAATAACTGGAGAAAGGGTTTATCATGGAACAGAGTATTTGGTGCCATTATGAGACATCTATGGGCTTGGTTTAGGGGTGAAGATAGTGATAAAGAAAGCGGTCTTCCTCATCTGGCTCATGCGGCTTGGGGATGCTTTACTCTCTTAAGTTTGGCTAAAACTAATATTGACTATGATGATAGAATAAAAGATAAATAAATGGAGGATTTGAAAAAATGGCAGAAAAAAAGGGTTTAAATATAAGTGTTGACGCTTCAGAGATTATGTATACTAGTATTTCTAAATCCAAAAGTGGATATAATGCTGCTACTATTGGTGTTAAAAAAGGTGAAAATGAATACATATCCATTAATTATGAATGGCAGGGGGATAGTGTAACTGATTTTGCTATGGACGTAATGTCTTTTATGTCGGCTAATAAAGAAACAATAGATGCTGCTAAATTAACTCATGCTAGTGAATTATCAGCTAAGAAACTATTGGATGAAGAAAATAAAACTATATAAGTAATAGTAATTATAAAAATAAAAAAAATATTTTTTTGAGGAGACATAAAAATGCCTATAGCTATAGAGGATTTTGCAACTCCGTATTTTATAAAGTATAAAACCAGATACCCACTATCTGAAGATAAGAAAGACAGATTTATAAAGTTTGAAGGTGTGTCTAGAAGTTATAGAGGTGATGGTGGTTCTTTTCCGCAGCCTGGGTATAACCCAAATCATCAGTCTACAACTATAGAAAAGATAAATATGGAATCAGATGAGTTTACTATTAAAGCTAGATAGTGAGTTAAAGGGGATTTGTATGGCAAAGGAATTAACTGCAGAAGAGAAAATAGAGTTATTTAAAGATGAGTTAGGTTTAATTTTTGATAAAAGTGTTAGGGAATTTGCTAGACTGGCTATAGTAACACTTCCCTCATATTTTTTTAATGATTGTGCTTCCTCTTCTAGTGGGAAGTACCATCCGGTTTCAGATTTGACCTCTGATGGAAATTTAAAACACACTAAGAAGGTATTCACTGTTGTTTATGATTTATGTAGGGCTATGGGTATTGAGGAATCTAGGGATTTATTGTTGTTATCTGCTCTTTTACATGACGGTTTAAAACAAGGAAAAATTAAAACTGGGCATACTGTTAAAAACCATCCAGATTTAGCCGCTAAGCATGTAGCAATGATTCAACAAGATACTGGTATACTTACTGATGAGCAATATACCGTTGTTCATAACTGTTGCGGTTATCATTATGGTTTATGGGGGTCAGGTGAGTGGAAAAAACCATTAAGTGAATATACGCCTGAGGAATTATGTCTATATCTCTCAGATTATATTGCTAGTAAGCGTTTTATTGAAGTTAATTATAAAAGATAAAATAAATATTGGGGTTTATATATGAACAATGAAGCTATTAAGGCTATTTCTAAATATGTAAAAAACTCAGTAATGGATGGAGGTCGTGAATTATCTCCAGGAGAGAAAGGAAGACGGTACGAGCCAACTATTGGTTTAAAAAAACACAGAGAGCATATTCATAAAGAAAGTAAACTGGTGGATGATAATAAAAATCTGCCTTTTTCTTTTTCTAAACCAAAAAAAGCCACTAGACAAAAAGTAGCCAGATGCCAAAGTTGTGGTAGTGTAAAATATGTAAGTGTTAATACGGTAGGGGTGATTTGTTCACAATGTAATCAGTATGCTGCAGTGGAGGAACTTAATGAGGATTAGGCGAAGGGGTAGACCTTTAGGTTTCAAATTGAGTGATGCTAGTAAGAAAGCTATTAGTGATTCAAAAATAGGACAAAAACATAAACAGGAAACTAAAGATAAAATATCCAGGACATTGATATTATACTTTAGAAGACAACATCCTGTTTCTAAAGAGATTATAGATAAGTATTGTAGGGTAACGGATGATAGTCTTTGTAAGTGGTTAAATTCTACTAGTGATGCTATAGATGAATGTGATGATGTAAAGACTGAACGGGCCATGAGTAATATAAGAAAAATAGAAATTGATTATGGTCAGAACATAGAACTATTTAGTCACGAACTTACTCCTGAATTTATTTTAGAACTTAAAGAGTATTGTATATTAAATAATATAATTGTAGGTAAACTATTTTAGGAGACCAATCAATATGGGTGGTTCTGGATCAGGAAGGCCGAAAAGCCCTCCTTCAGCAAAAAAGCTATTAAAAGAAATTTTTCCGGCAAAAGATCTATTTAATGAAGAGGAATTAGATATTTATAATACGTTGGTTGATATTTATATTAAGGATTTTGATGAAGATGATTTATCTTCAGCAGACCTAGATGATATAATATCCCTTTCAATGAACAGAGTGTTGGAAATAAGATTACTAAAAACAAGTAAAGATAAACCAGATAGACAAATAGATATATCAACTTCAATAGAAAAACTAAGAAAACAAACAGAAAAAATAAAAGAAAGTTTATCTTTACGGAGAAGAGATAGGCTGGATCCTAATGAATTTAAAGGTTTATCTATTGTAGACCTAGCTGTAGCTTTTGACAATATTAAAAAACATGCAATGGAAGATAGAGCTAGAAAATTAAAACTAGAACAGGGTATCGCACTTGAACAACTAACTAAAACTCCAGGAAATAGGTATGATGTAGATGATATAAAAAAGGCAGAAGCAAATAACGATGATTATTGATAGAGATAAAAAAATAGATGTTATTATGGGCCAAGGTGCTCAGTTAATAGCTTTTTATAGACAGAATCCATGCGTGGCAGTGTACGATCTATTAGGAGTAGATTTAGCTCCAATACAAAGAGTAGTTTTTGAGGACATGTGGTTTAAGGATTATGTTATTGCTGTATGTGGTAGAGGTTTCGGTAAAAGCGTTTGTACATCAAGTATTATTAATGAAAAAAACAAAGGGTTGGTTTATTTAAATGAAATTTTACCGCCTATACCATCATATTTACGTGACGGTGAAGAAGAAGTTATAGATTGGAATATTAATATACATACTTCAAATGGGTTTAAGGGTACAAAAAGATTGTGTCTAGAAAAGGGTATAGAAGGTAAGCAACTAAAAACTAATAATGGATTTATTAGTAAAGGCAGTAATCACCATCCACTACTTACTTTAAATAAAGATGGTGAATTTATATATAAAAAACTAGAAGATTTTATTCCAGGCGATAAAGTGTGCTTACAGAGGGGGAACAACTCTTTTGGTTATACTTTAGTTTCTTTAGATGACGCTTATTTAATAGGTTTATTGATAGGAGACGGTTGTATAAACAAAAACAGTTTTTCTTTGACATCTGAGGATGAACAAATATTATCCTTTTCCTCTCAATACTGTATACGTAATAATATACCATACAGTGTATCGTACGAAAGTGGTGATTGTACTCTAAGAATAGGTTTTAGTAATAATAATTTTTCATGGTTTTTTGATAAGTACGGTATAGCTAGGGTTTTATCTTATAATAAATCAGTACCATATTCAATTAGAACTTCTACTAGACAATCACAAGTAGCTTTTTTACAGGGATATTTTGATACTGATGGTACTGTTGATAAAAGGTCTGGCGGAGTGTCATGTTGTTCTGTGTCTAAAAAACTTTTAATAGAGATACAATTGATGCTTCTTAATTTTGGAATAGTGGCCAGATTAAGGAAGAAAAAAACCAAATCTAATTTTGGAAAAGCTTACTTACTTGATATGTTTTCAGAAGACGCTTTCAAGTTTAAAGAGTTAATTGGTTTTAGGTTAACTAGAAAACAAAAAATACTAAATGAATATTTTGAGTCTAAGAAGTTAAATGTTAATAAAGATACTATTCCTTATATAAAAGATATTTGTTGGGATTTAAGACAGATATTACTATTACTTAATAATAAGAATTGTAACAATTTTCCAGGAAAATTTTTATTATTTAAAAAAAGCAATAAAAAAGAAGTAACTTATTCTACACTTAGTATCTTTATTCATGATATTATAAAAATTATATCTTCAAGTACTTATACAATAAATAGTTATTTTATTGACAAGTTTAATCTACTTTTAGATATTCTAAAAACTAACTATTTTTTTGATACAGTAGTGTATGTAGATGATTGGAAGGGTGATTGTTATGATTTTGAGATGGATGAGGTATGTAGCATAGAGCCTAATTACTTTGCAAATGGTTTTATAAACCACAATACATATTTACAAGGTTTGTTATCTGCTCTAAGTTGTTTATTATACCCAGGTTACAGAGTTGGGTTAATAGCCCCGTCTTTTAGACAAGCAAAAATGATGTTTAGTGAGATTGAAAAACTATACTCAAAATCATCTATATTTAGAGAAGCGTGTGTTGGTCCTCCTACACACGGAGCAGATACGCATAATTTAAAATTTAAAGCTGTTGGTGGTAAAAATGGCTCTTTTATAGAGGCACTACCAATAGGTAATGATGGTTCAAAAATACGTGGTTCTCGTTTTTACTTGGTATGTGTAGATGAACTAGCACAGGTTCCCAACAAAATAGTTGATATGGTTTTACGCCCTATGGGTGCCACCAAACAGGATCCTATGGAACAAGTACGTGCTTTAGAAAGAAAAAAACTTTTGCTTGAGGCAGGCTTAGCAATTGATAGTGATTTTGAAGATGAATTGGTGAATAAAATGATAATGACCTCTTCAGGATATTATAAGTTCAATCATATGTATAATAGGATGCGAGCTTATTGGAAAAAGATGGAAGAATGTGATCTATTGAGTTCTAAGTGTCCTTTTGTTGTTCACCAAATACCATATACATTATTGCCAGAAGGGTTTTTAGATAAAAATAATATTGAAGAAGCTAAAAGAGTTATGTCTAATCATGAGTTTCGTATGGAATACGAGGCTGCTATGGTTTCAGATTCTGATGGTTTTTTCAAAGCATCTTTGTTAGAATCATGTACTTTGGGTTCCAATTTTTATATAGAGCTGGCGGGTGATAGGGAAGGTCAATACATTGTTGGAGTTGACCCAAACCAAGCAGGTAGTGCCAGTTGTGGTGTAGTTATAGTTAAAATAGGAACTGTCAATAGAATAGTAAATGTAATTGAACTTAAAAAACATACTACCCAAGAACTAACATCCGCCATCCAGGATGTTTGTGATAACTATAGAGTTATAAGGTTGTTTATGGATAAAGGCGGCGGCGGAAAGGCTGTAATGGATTTATTGGAAGAAGGTTATGGTGGAAAGACACCTATTATAGACAGAACTAACGATGAACATAGAAATATGCAGGGTAGACATATTCTTGAGATGGTTAATTTTAATACATCCTGGATAACCGATGCTAATTTTGCTACATTGTCTTTGTTGGAGGATAAGAAATTATTGTTCCCACAACCCCCAGTATCTACTATAGATATGGAGGCTATTAGATATGAGACTGTAGAAGATTTAAAAAAACAAATGCTTAATATTATAGTTACACCAACTTCTGGTGGGGCTATGCATTTTGATACTCCTAAAAAAGGACAAAACAAGGACTTATATTCTGCTTTGATTTTGGCTGGATACGGTATACGTTTAGTAGAAAAGGAGATAGAGGGGGATACTGATCCTGTACTTCATAATGTTAGTGGTATGGTTAGGTCACATCACCCAGGAAGTTCCTGGACAGTTTTAGATAAAACAGGCGCTAGTCATAGTTCCACTAAGAAGGGATTAAGTATGGCTATTTTAAGTAAAAAGAAATAAAGTAACCTCTTATAAAATAGAACTATAAATATTAGGAGTTATATTAATTATTATGATAGAAACAGGTGAAGGCGACTTAACTATAAAAGAATGGCCTTTTTGGGATTTGTTTTTTATGAAGTTATTACGAAACATAGCTTCTGTAAAGTATCAATGGATGGTACTTTTATATATACCTGTAATTTATGGAATGTTTCACATAAATGAAAAAACAGGAGCACCATGGATAAGTGACTCAGTAGGGTTAAGTGCACTGTTTGGTGGGTTTGTTACTCTAGCTTTAGGTAGAATCATAGCGAATACGTCATTGGTAGAAAAAAATGATCCAGAGGATTGTGGAAGCGCAGTTACTATGCGTAATATTAGTAATGTAAATAGTATGTATAGTTTTGATACAGACAAGTAAGTAATAAAGGGGTGCTTTATGTTATTTGAAAATAATAAGTTTAAAATAAGTCTATGGGACATTACTAAGTCTTGTGCTGTAATTTTTGTATGTGTGTTTTTATGGATAAATACTCAAAAATATTTTGATAGAAACAATAACAACGATAAACCTGGCTATGATGAGACTACTATAGAGCATATAGCAGAAAATGTAATTAAAGTGCATCTGTCAGAAAATAACAAGGAACTTAAAGGCCTTATAAAAGAGTTGGAAAAAAACAACAGCATTGCCATAAAGCAAGCAAAACTAAATAATGAAAAAATATTGGAAGTTGCTAAGATAGTAGGAAGTTTGCAAAGTCACACTAATTCGGATCCTAGAGTAGGTACTGTGTATGTAGACCCAAAAGACAACAAAAAAGATTTGTATGACTTTATTGTAGAAAGTTCAGCATCTAACGGTGAGTCTTTTCCAGTAGCTAGGGTATTTTTTAGTCCAAATGCTTCAGAGGATAATAAGTTTTCTTCACAATCCTTTCCGTTAGATGTAGGAGTAAACATAGTTGAGTCTGAGAGTGATAAAGGACAAGAACGTTATGTTGAGATGTGGATAGAAAATAATTTTGTATCTTCTACAAAAGGTAAAAAATTTCCAATTAATGTTAAAACAGTTAATTGGGCTAAAGGAGAGCTTCAGGAAAAGAAATTTAGATGGGGACCTAGGATAGGTTTTTCTGGTATAATTGACACAGTTGATATATTTCCAGCAATAGATGTTAGTTTATTTTCTTATGGAAGAACAAAGCGTGATATAGATTGGAGATTTTTTGGGATGGCCGCTGGGGGATCAAAAGATATTTTTTTTATAAGTATGTACCCATTTAGCTATAATGTTGGTAATTTTTTACCACTAGTAGAAAATCTATTTGTAGGACCTACGTTTAGTATTAATTCAAATAGTGAAAAATCATATGGCATTGGTATATCAGTGCCTTTTTAATTTTGTAAAGGAGACTTCAAATGAGCTTTAATAGTATGGACGATAAGTACGGTAGACAGGACAGCAGAGATAAAATAAATATAAGTAGAGTTACTGTAAGCGGTACCTCTCCTATACCAGTACCTTCTGCTTCTTTAGGCCGAAGGAATTATATAAAAATTAAGAACGTAGGTTCCGTTGATGTATCGCTAGTAACAGCTTCTGGTTCCGAGGCTAGCGATGGTTATATCATTACAGGTAATGGTGGCGAGTGGGAAGACACTACGGACGCTTCTTTTTATATAGTTAGTACTACTGGGGCTAGTTCTGATATAAGTGTATATGAACGGTCTTCTAGATTTAATTACAAATAGACTTAGTGGAGAGATATAGTGGATCAAGAAACAGCAAATAAGATTACAGAAGAGCTTAGGGCTCGTTATCCTGACGTTGGAATAAGGAATATTGAAATAAATGAGACTAATGGTACTTCTACTTTATTTTTAAACCCAACAGAAAAAAACACAAAAGCACTAGCATATCTTAAACCAGAGTCTGCTATTATTCCGCATATATTTAGGGAAAAAGCTTCTACTATAACTAGAGACTCTGTAGGTAGGGGTGTTTTAGATTTATCAGCCAAAGATCCTTTTGATCTGAGTCCAACAGAGGCTATAAAAAAGGCCAATAAATACTACTATACGGAACCTATTTTAGGAAGTGCTGTTAATTTACTAGCCTCAATGGCTGCTAAAGGTTTTGAGCATGATATTGATGACCATGATATAAAAAATTTCTACGACACTTGGGCTTTCGATGTGGGCTTTGATGAGGTGTTGGAATGGGTATTTCTTGAATTCTTTAAAACAGGAAATGTAAGTACATACAAGGCTATAGCTAAATATGAACCTAGAGTTTCAATAGTTTCTCCGGCGCCAGGAAAAAAAGCAAAAAAAGTAGATCAAGTAAAAGCCAAAGGTAGACTAGAAGATATAGAGGCCTCTTTTAAAAAAGAATTAGCCTTATTATTAGAAGAAGTAAAAAAAGATAAAAACTTTGATAAGCTACAGCTTGCTAAATTAGAACAATCAGCAAAGAAAAATATATGGTCAAAAGGACATTTACCTATATCCTACACTGTTTTAAATCCTGAATTAGTTACTATAGATGGCAGTTTGCTGTTTAGTAAATTATCTATTAGATTAAAACTACCTCCAGAATTATTAGCTACAATTAAAAAAGACAATAAAGATCTTTCTGAGGAAGAAAAAACAATGTTAAAATCTCTACCTTCAGATATAAAAAGCGCTTCAGAAAAAGGCGGTGAAGTATTACTAGATTCTAGATTAGTAGGAAACATTTTTTACAGAAAGCAACCATATGAGCGTTATGCTAAACCTAGATCTCTAAGAATATTTGATAGTATTGAATATAAAAAAGCATTAAAAGAGGCAGACTTAAGTACTTTGGATGGTATTTCTAACTATATTTTAAAAATTACTATTGGTTCTGATGAGTTTCCTGTGCAACAAGAGGCAGAACTTGAAGCGATAGCTCAGTTATTTAATACACCATCAAAATCTTTTGATGTTGTGTGGAATCACACTTTGAAGGTAGAAAAAATAGTTAGTCCAGAAATTTCAAGTATTTTAGGTAAAGAGAAGTATGCTCAAGTTAATGATGATATTACAGGTGGTTTAGCTATTACAAGGGCTTTTATAGACGGTACTGGTGATATAAGTACTGCCGAAGCCTCTTTAGTAATAAAGGGGCTTATGGAGGAAATTAATTACGCCAGACGACAAGTTACTCGCTGGATATACAAAGAGTACAGGCTTATAGCCGAGGCTATGGGTTTTGATAGATTTCCAAAAGTTAGATGGGATGAAGGTATACTTAAAGATACTATTCTATATATGAGTACTCTTGCTCAACTAGTTGATAGAAGGATGTTAAGTTATGAAACTGCGCTAGAGGCATTAGGTTTTGACTATGCTAATGAATTAGAGAACATGACTAACGAAATACCTCTGGTAGAAGATGGAATTTTTGGCATTTTAGGATCGCCTTGGCAACAAGCTAAGTCACAGCCTTCGCAAGGGGCCCCAGTTGGTACACCCTCTTCTGGAAGACCTAAAGGTAAGCCGGCAACAAAGAAGACAAAAGAAAACAATCCAGATAAGATAGTAAGACAAACAACTAAGAATCCTAAACAAACAGAATCTTCTATTACTATAATAGATGTTGTAAAAAATATGGATTCCGAACAATATGAAGCTTTTTTATATGAGTTAAGTAGAATAAGACGTGAACAATAAACTAACTACTTAATAATTAGAACAGTTTAATTATAATATGGAGGATATAATAGTGAGTACAAATTTAAATAATAGATTTTATCTGGAATCCAGTATATCTCTTTTAGAGGAAACAGATGAATTAAGAAAGGAGGTATCCTCCGTAATTGCATTACCGTCTGAAAAAGAAAGACAAATAGATTTACAGTATTTTACGGCCATTTTTGTTTCTTCGGGCGAAAACTTAAATCATGCTTTTTTTACTCCATCGGAGCTCGTATTGGCTAAGGATACTATTTCATCAAAGGCTTTGGATGTTGAGCATGAAGAAAGTGATATAATTGGGCATATATACGATTACGCTTTTACTAGTAAATCAGGAGATAGGTTGGATACTAAAGAGTTAGCCAGTAAAGAGACTGCTTTATTGGATAAAGAGGATATGCATATAGTTATAGCTGGAATTGTATATAAAAACAGATTTCCAAGTATTGCTGAAGAGGTTGCTTCTGGAAAATGGAAAGTATCTATGGAGTGTTATTATCAAGGGTACGATGTAAAGATAGGTGATTTAATACTGTCAAAGAAGGAAGCCGAAATGCTTGGTTTTGATGCTAGCAAAAATAATAACTTTGGAAAAATGGCAAAGGTAATAAAAAACGGACTTGAGGTAGCCAAAGGTACTGTTACTAGAGTTTTAAGAAGTATATGCTTTTCTGGCTGTGGTATTGTAAAAAATCCAGCTAATCCACCGTCTATAATTTTAGAGACTGCCAATAACAAGCAAGATAATGCTGTAATAGTGTTGGATTATGATAAATTAGAAAAAAATAAATCTAATAATGTATCCTCTATAATTACAGAGGATTATAAAAATAATAATGTAGGGAAAAGGACAAGTGATGATAAAGCGGCATTGGAATCTAATGATACAGTTGGAATTTGTGTTAGTTACAAAAAAGAGGTTATAAACTCTACAGTTAAGGATCAAAATTCAGAAGTATTACATACTGATTGGTGCTCTTTGTTTGAAACAGGATGTACTTCTTTTTCTAGAGATACAACAGATCCAAAATGTCTAAGAACTGTAGCTCGTAATACCGCAAAGGCTTATACCGAGAAGTTAATAAAGTGTAAGAATGATAAGGATCAGCGTAAAAGCAAGATTTATAATTTGCAAAGTCTTTTAGACAAAGCAGAAAGTATGTTAAAGAACAATAAATAAGGAGGAATTTTATTATGACTTTAGGAAAAGCTCAAACTGGCACTAGATCCAGTACTCCTAAGATCACCAAGCTCAGCGGAGATGATAACTTAAAGGTTATCTATAAAAACATGGGTAATAACCATACAGTGCCTGTAATTTGGGCTGATACTGTATCCATGTCAGGTACTGAAGTAACAGTAGCTAGTGGTATTGGTTGGCACGGTATGACGGTTGCTTCTAATGCTAACGTTACGGTTACTCCACTTGGTGATACCGGAGCAGTACGTGTTTGGATAGACAAAGATACTGTGAATAATGTAGTAAAAATTAAATCTTCATCTACTATATCCAATGTTGATTTTGATGTTAAGTTTATGATGGGTGCTGCATCAAGTTCAAGATACATTGAAGCTATTTATTGTAGAGGTAATTCTGGAGCGTCTCAATCGCTTCCATAACTTTATTAGTTTAATATAAATTAAACTTGGAAAAGGAATAAATAGTTCATTTAATAAGGTTGGTACCTAAATTAAATTAAATTAAAGCTTGTATATAAATAGTATATAAGGAGGAGTTTTGATGGACGATAAAATGAAAAAAGACATCGAAGCGGTTGTAGCTTCTATCTTTTCTGAAAAGGAAGAGGCGGATGCTCGTAGAAGGACTGAAGATGCCCTAGGGGAATCTGCTAAAGTCATCGAAGAGCTTACTACTACTTTGGAGGAAAAAAATACAGAAGTATCTACTATAACAGAAAAGCTAGCTGGATCTGAAAAACTAGCCTTAACACTTAAATCTGAGCTTGAGGCGGCGAAGGTTGAGCTTGAGGTTACTAAAGATAAAGCAGCAAAAGCTGAAAAAACAGTAGAAGATATGTTAATGGATAAGAAAGCCACGGAACGAATGTCTGATTTGGAGTCTGCTGGCGTAGTTAGATCAGATAAAGAATCCCAACGTGCTAAAGTATTGACGATGAGCGATGAGGAGTTTTCTGCCTATAAAGATGAACTTATTTCTATAAGGGCTTCTGTTTTGGCTGAGCTCGATGAAGCAAAAAAATTACATGAGGCTGAAGAAGCTAAAAAGCTTGATGATGCTGAGGCCAAAGCTAAAGCCGAAGCCGAAGCTAAAGCCAAGGGAAGTGTTGCTACTGCTCCGGCTGATATTGATACAGGAAAGGCGTTGGCGGCTGCTATGAATTTGGAGATCTCTCCGTCCGACGATTTAATTAAAAAATACGGTGATCTTGGTAAAGCCATGGCCGCCGTTTTTAAACAAGAAAACGAAGAAGTATAAGGAGGATAAAGGATATGTTTATACCAAGACATCCTGTAGTTGAGAATCAATTTTGTAGTTATAAAGCACAGACTGGAACTGGTTCTGCCGGTGTTGGTGGTGTGGTTGCTTATGCTGGTGCAGTTGTAGAGTTGGTAACAGGAGCCACTAATCAAGAATCAGAAGTTCAAAAAATGGCACATGGTACTGCTGAGGCACCATTTGGATTTTTAATGCAAAAAGTTAAAACTGGCTATCATCAAGTACACCCTGCTGGATTTATGATGCCTGGTGATTTAGGTTCTAGTGACGCTATTGCTCAACCCACCTATAATGGATCTGGTGCTATTACAGGCACTAAAGCAGTACCAGTAGGTGTTGCACATTTGGGTATTTGGGATACAGTGCATTATACTTGTGTAGGTGATACTACACCTAGTGTGGCTATGACTCCTGGTTTGGCTTTGTACCCAGCAGCTCAAGATGCAAAAGTAACAAATAGTACTGTTAGTTCAGATGGTTCTGATACTGCCGGGGAACGTTGTTCTGATGTTATTGTAGCTAGAGTAGTTAAAGGTGCAAGTACTACTAAATGTTCAGCCAACATTAACAATACTACTCTTTATCCTATCAGAATTAAACTGTTAGTATAATAACGGATTAATACACCTATAGGTGTATCCGTAACTATAAAAATTAGGAGGAATTTAAATTATGGAACGAAAAGAAATGCAGGAACTTTTTAGGGCAACCGCAGAAGTTCATACCCCTGAAGGATTGGCTGCATATAGAGCTTTTGCTTCAGCTCTTACTGTACCAATACTTCAAAAAATTGAATTAGAGTCTATCATGAGACATCTCTTTGCTGTAGAACGTTTAGCTCCTGGTGCTCAGGCTGTTTATCCAATAGCAGAGGATTTTGAGATTCCAGTGTGGGTTTTACCAGGACTAGGTTATATTGCTCAGAACTTTATTGAGGGTATAGGGGAAGAGGTGTTTGTACCAACATTCACAATTGATACAGCTTATGATTGGAAGATAACATATGCTAGAGATTCTAGAATTGATATTCCACAAAAAGCTGCTGCTAGGGCTGCTAAAGACTTAGCAAATTATGAAGAAGAATGTGGTTGGAGAGTAATTATGCCGGCCGCAACAACTTCTTTTTCTGGTAAAGGTTTATTAGGTGCTAGACCTGCTCCTATTTATGAAATTAATCCGGCTTCTACTGGAGCTGGTTATCTTTCGAAGGAATTGATAAACAAGATGATTGTAGGATTCAAGAGAACTGGCCGTAAACTAACAGATCTTTATGTTAGCCCAGAAGATGCGGCTGATATACGTGAGTGGACAGATACAGATATCGATCCAGTAACCAGAAGAGAAATATTTCAAGCTTCAGGTATGGGAAGTATTTGGAATGTGCAGTTACATGAGGTACAGCATTTAGGTGCAACCGGTATGTATAATATTAACGGTAATGCTTCTAGTTTTGGTAAATTTATTGCTGACGGTAGTGAGGCTTATAATTCCTACACAATAGAAAACCCAAATCTGGTTAATGCTGATGGGACTATTAACACTTTGGGCGAGACTCAGGTGCTTGGTTTTGATCTAACTACTAATGACTCACTTGTTATGCCGATCAGAAAAGAGTTTGAGGCTCACGATGACCCTACTTTACTACGTAAACAAAAGCAAGGATTTTTTGGGTGGGCTGATTTGGGATTTGCGTGTTTGGACTCTCGTATGCTAGGAATGGGTATTATAGATCGTTCTCTATAATAAAAAAATGAAGTAATAACAGTACCCTACTTCATTAATGATGGAGTAGGGTACTTTTTTACAAAAAACAAAAGTAAGAGTTTTTTGGTAATTATAAAGTATTTTTATCCAAACCGGTCTTGTTTTTGTAGTTATACATAAGTAAGGGTTATTTGGTTACTTGTTTTATATTTTATTGCTTTATTTTATAACATAGAGTGATTATATTATACACAAAGGTTTAGTTTATGAAGATACCTATAGATGAAGATGGTTTTGAGATTTTAGATAAGTTTTCTTATGTGTATAAAAGGGATGTTTTTAGAAAAGGTAGCAATTACTATAAGTTTAAAAGTAGCTGTGTTGTGTGTGGTAGTGCATATTTAACTCGTACTTCGTATAATTCTAGTTACTGTTGCGCTGGGTGTGTTTGCAAAGACATCGACTATATAAATAAAATGAGGTTGCTGTCTACTGGTAGAATAAAAACTAAGCAAGAGTGTGAGGCTATAGCTAGGCGTATGTCTAAAGGTGATGTAGTTAAATTAAACATTCCTTTATATAGTACCTTTTGTGATAAACTCAGTATAGTTGAAGAGATACAAACTGATTTACAGGATTCTAGGATACTTAATGTGAGGTGCTTTTATTGTAAAGAGTGGTTTAGGCCAACAAGAGTAAACTGTGATAATAGAGTACAATTTATTTTAGGCCACACAGATAGGGAAAGTAGGTTTTATTGTTCAGATAAATGCAAAGACCTTTGTTCTATATTTCATAAAAAGTATTATCCAAAAGGAAAAAATCCTAGAAAACACAGAAATAATTCTAATTATAGTGAATCGTCGCTTAGGGTTTGGAGTAAAATTATTTTAGAGAAATACACTAATGTTTGTGAATTGTGTGGCGGTGTTGCTTCTACAGCTCATCATATAATTCCAAAAAAAGTAGACGCCTGTAGGGCGCTTGATTCAGATAACGGCTTGGCATGTTGTAGTGTTTGTCACAACAAAATACATAGTAATGATGATGATTGTTCTTACAGTAGTTTAAGTAAATTATAATGAGGGTTTATGGCTAGTTATAAAGAAAAAATATGTGATTTATGTTCTATAAAATACTACCCAACTAGCCCAAAACAGAGGTACTGCATAAACTGTATGGATACAGGAAAGAAGCTACTTCAAACTAAATTAGACGCAAAAAAGAACAGATTAAATCATCCAATTGAATTTATAAAAACATGCAAAGCCTGTTCTATAGAATTTAAAACTTATTATCCACAAAAAGAGTATTGTGGTGCCAAAGAATGTGATAAAGTTAGAGTTTTTATAAAAAATCAAAGAATACAGGCCAGAAGATCGAAGCAGTATATGTTGGATAAGGGTAGAAACTATTATAAAAATAATAAAGAAAAATGTCTTTTAAGTAAGGCAGAGTATTATAGAAAAAAGTACCCAGACGCCAAAGAGTACATTTCAGGAAAACCAAGTCGTTTAACTTTTGAATATGTAAAGAATTACATTGAAGAAAATAACTATAAACTTTTATCAGACGACTATATTAATAATAGTACAAAGCTTCTTTTGGAGTGCCCAAAAGGACATAGGTGGCTAACTAGTTTTCATAACTTCAAAGACGGTAATAATAGTAGATGTCTACATTGTTATGCTTCAGGTGATTACGTATCAAGTTTAGAAAAAAAAGTTAGAGACTTTTTTCTACAAAACTACCCTAAAACAAATATAGAATATAACAACAGAACTATATTATTACCAAGAGAATTAGATATCTATTTTCCTGATAATAAATTAGCAATCGAATTGTGTGGTTTGTACTGGCACGGAGACGCTTCAGGTAAGGAACGTTCATATCATTATAATAAAATGGTCGCTTGCTTTAACGAGGAAATAAGACTTATTACTGTATTTGAAGATGAACTAAATAATAATTTTGATATAGTTATGTCTAGAATACTAAATGCTTTAGGTATTCATAATGCTAGAATTTATGCCAGGAAATGTGATATAGTGGAATTAACCTCTTCAGAGGCAAATAAATTTTTTATAGAAAATCATATACAAGGTAAATCTACGGCAATAAAGGCTTGGGGGCTTGTTTATAATAAAGAATTAGTAGCTATAGGTAGCGTTGGTATTCCTTCCAGAAAACATACATCAAATGGTAAAGTACTAGAGTTAAAAAGATTTTGTACTAAAAGATTTGTCAGTGTAATTGGTGGAGTAGGTAAATTATTTAAACGTGTTATTAAATTTGCTGTAGAAAACAATTATGATATGATAAAGTCTTACTGTGATATGCGTTATGCTAATATAATTAAGCCAGTATATGAATCTATTGGTTTTGAGCTTCAAGAGTATACTAAATATACACCTCATTATACTAAAAATGGGGTTAGGTATAGAAATCTGTCTTTGCGTAAGACTCCTGAAGAAAGAATAACTGGTAAAACCGAGTGGCAGCTGCGAGAAGCACAAGGATATGATCGTATTTGGGATTGTGGTCACAGGACATATGTTTATAAATTAACTAACCTTCTTAATGTTTATAGGGAAATAGATGTTAACTAAATTTATTTTAGGGATTATATTAGTTGAGGCTATAACTGAATTACTTACAAAGTCTGAATTTTTTAGCCCGGTAAGGGGGTATTTTTTTAATAGAAGAGCTAGAAAATTTTTTAATTTTTTACATAAACTTTTTGATTGCGGTTACTGTTTGTCTGTATGGGTAGGTGTTGCTTTATCTGTTTTGTATTTAACGGGTGTATATGGATATTTTAATTGGCTGTTTTATGGTTTAATTATTCACAGAATGTCAAATTTATTACATTTTATAATAGATAGATTTGATAGATATAAAAAGGTAGATTAAGGACAAGGTTATTTAATAAAACAAAAAAGAAAAGGAGAAGTTAAATGAAAGGTTATATAAAAAATAAAAGTTCAATGTGGACACATGCTATGAAAAGGGCAATTGGCCCGGGCGCTACAGTATCTTTGGATGAGTTGTATGAGCAGTATGGTAAGAAGTATGCGCTTCCTGAGGGTGAGGATTTTATAGCGTGGTTAAAAACAGTTAAATTAACAGATAAAAATAAATGGGAAATAGTGCTAGGTACTTCTGAAGCAGAAAAACAGGAGGCTGATAAAGTAATAGCCACTACTACTGCTGCTAATAGGGCTAAAAGTATATCACCAAAAAATATGGAAGTGGAGGATATTGTACAGTTATCGGTTAGGCAGGCCAGAGATATATTGCCAAATATGACTGATCTAAAGCTTTTAAAGTACGCTTTACAAGAAGCTTCACCTAGAGCAGGAAAAGATAGTTTGTGTAGAATTTTAAGAAAAAGAATACAAGATCTTACTGTTTCTAGATAATGTTTATAGACATTAAATAATTGTAAATAGTTTAGGATATTTTAATATGATTGTACTTAGGAAGCCGTCATTAAATACATCCGTTACATCTGTGCTTGTTTCTGAGGAGTTGATAGGAGTTAAAGATGGAACTAATCAGGTATACACAACAGGTTACAATTATAAAGTAGATAGAATAAATATATCGTATAATGGCCAATTATTAATATCTCCAAACGATTTTAAACAGACAAGAAGTAATGAAATAACATTTATATACATATACCCTACGGCGGATGATAATTTAACTGTAAACTATCAATTGGATGTTGTTTAGTTTTACATTTTTATATAAGAGGTAACAGTGATAAAGGTTGGTGTATCAGAAAACTTTCCTATAACAGCAATGTTATTAGATGAGGCTACAGGCAGTTTGGTTTCTGATGCAATAGTAACCTATGATGTAAGAAACATAGATGATACCCAACTTAATCCAGCAATTAATGGTTATCTTTCAGAATCTACAGTTGTTTCTGGTATATATAAGACTGTACTGAGTATTCCTGAGGAAGGTAGTTATATATGTTATGCTATGTCTGATGGTTTTATTACTTCTACTGAAGAAGTTTTGGTTAGTTCTACTGATATTAATTTAGATAATTTTTATGCATTAATAAAACAAAATAGGCATTATAATTTAAGTATAGAGGATGTTATACGTGGTGATAATGATGCTACTCTATCTCAAATTGCTAGAAATGTTCCAAAAAGAGCTACAGATTATATTATTACTAGAATAAAGAATGATGATGATCCTGATTGGGGTAATACTACTATTTCAGGAATAGTTTACGCTCACTATAGAAGTACCAACGATAAGGCCCCATATAAAATAGGAGGCCCTTTTTAATGAATATTCTATACTTTGCCTGGGCTGGTTATGATTTTAGAGGTGATCCGGATGCTGTAGCTGTATGCCACCCAAGTTTATATTCAGAGGAGGTTGGTAATAAAAACTTAAAGGCCGAAGTTACTATAAGTTCTATTGGGATAAATGCAACTATACTTAAACCAAGTTTGGTGGCTTTTCCTAATCCAGTTGGGTAGTTATGCAACTATGTGTTTATACTGTTATTTGGAGTAATTAATGGGAATAACTGCAGGAAAACCATGCACAGTTTTAACTTATCTTATGACAGAGACTCTTGGTTCACAGTCTCAACAGACAGGCAATAATACTGTAATTATATCTAACACTTTGTCTGTTTTAAATACCGGGTTTCTTGGTACTAAGTATCCAAACTATGTAGGTAGGCTTATTTTAATTAATATAGCTGGAACTGTACAAAGACGTATGTGTATTTCTGAGTCGGCAGGAACAGGTACTACTAGGATTCTAACAGTTCATAGGGATTGGGGTGCTAATCCTGTTTCTAGTGATACTATACATGTTCCATATGATATGGATGATTTAGAAACAGGTGGTGCTAATACAGGTATTGCTCTTAATGCCAGGTCTGGTTTATATGAATGGACTGGTATTCTTAATATAGGTAATGGAACAGACCTTGCTGGACTTTATATGGGTGCTGGAGAAGCTGCAGATACCTATGATGGTGGTTCAACACAAGGTTTTTTAGTAAAAAATAATGCTCGTTTTGATATGGGGTATTTGAGAGAGGTAGGAAGTACTCCTTTAAGTGGTGGTATTTGTGTTCATACACAAAATACAGATGGTGAGCCATCCATACAGTTTCTTTCAGGGGCAAAAGGTGAAATTGTTGACTCTTTATTATGGTCACAGGTTAAAACTTTATTCTACGAAAATGCCTCTGGGTCATCTGTAATTTATCGTAATACTAAATTTTTAAATAATTCCTACGGCTCAGTGTTTTTTGGATCATTTTTATATGATTGCGTTATATCTGGTAGATCTGGTGCTAACGAGCTTATTCGTATAGACGCTAACACTGTTATAGATGGTTTGGTTCTTACTCAAACTGCTGGTTTAACTACAGCTAATGGTAGTACTACTACTGAAACTTTAACAACAAAAGATATAGTATTTGTCAATAATCTAGCACTGCTTGTTATTAATTCAAATAAAACATGGTATGTAATAAATCCTATTTGGTCTGCTACTACTTATTCAGATTTTAGTTGGTTAACATCTACTTCTAATGGTGTATATGATCAAAGAAGTGTTGATGTTATTGTAAAAGATTCAGGCGGAAGTATAATTATTAATACAGTTGTTGTAGTTTATGAAAACACTATTTTAGCAGATCTAGTTTTAGAAACTTACACTAATAGTAATGGTATTGCTAATGGTGTTTTTACATATAAAAAACATCTAACAAATTCAGCCACCACTACTTATGGTGGACACGCTATAAGAATAGATTGTTGGGGGTATACTCCTTTTATATCTACCTTAGTATCAAATGAGGCTTTTGATAATGTTATTGTATTAAATTTAGATAGTAATATTGTTGCTTCGTCACAAGCTACAGCTCTTTCTGATGGTAGTGGTATTGTCTGGTATAAAGATACAAATACATCTTGTATTATAGATTATACAGGAGGTACTGGGTCTTTACAAATAGGTATGGTAATTACTGGAGAAACTTCTGGTGCCGATGGTGTGGTTACAGAAATAGTAGACGGGGATTCAGTTGCTGGTACAGTACATCTAAGTACTAGAGATTCTAATAACTTTTCTAATGGAGAATCCATTAGTAGAACCGGTGGAACAGCTGGAACTTGGTCTGCGTCTTACACAGACTCTACCCAACAAAATTTTAGTATGTGGGTAGACGGTAATAATAAAACAATGCAAGTAATATATGACTACTTAGCAGCACTAACCTCTCAAACATCTTTATCTGCCTCTGGTGAAATAATACATGAATGGGGCCGTGCTAGCCAAGTAAGAGCTTTATATCTTGGTACTTCTGGTTTTTATACAGAGCGTAGTAATTCAAAAGGTGTATTTATTACTAATTTTAGTAGTGGTAATGTAGACTTTTTTACTGATGATTCCGGAAATACTTGGTCTCCTTATGTAGGAGTATCTTTAACCATATCAGCAAATGTTACGCTTGTTGGAGCTGAAATAAGAATATATGATTATGAATCTGCACCACCTGATTTTGGTACTGAATTGGACGGAATAGAAACACATGATTCATCTACTTTTGTTTATAATGGACAAGCAGATAATTTAATTTATATACAAGTAATGAAAGAAGGTTATGTAGAGTTTGGGCAACAATATACAATGCCTACAAGTAATGGTGATTTTTATGCTAATTTAATAGTAGATACAAACATGTAAAGGAGAAGTAATAATGGAAACAGAAATAAAAAAAGTAGAGCCTGTTGTTAACAATGATTTAGTGCATTTACAACATGCGCATGTTACGCAGTATAGTGACAGTAAAGGAAATAGTATGTGGAAAGTAAGGAAGAATATAACTAGTGAAGATCTTTTTGAACTTCCTAGTGAACTTACAGAGGAAGAGGTTTTTAAGATTTTAGATTTTGCGAGAGAATTTGAATTAATAGCGTTCAATGAGGGTATTAAATTTGGTAGAAAAGATACTCGGAGAAGATATGAAGAGGTTATAGGTAATTATGAAAGAACGCTACAAACGGTTCGGGAAGAGAATGAACGACTTTCTGATAAACTTATTAAACTTATATCTAAGGAGATGTAAAAATGGCGACAGCAACATTAATCGACCTAAGTAACTATGATACCCTCCTAGTTACGTCTTCTGGATCAAGGAGTGATACGCCAACAGGCAACGTCTTTTTTGATACAGTAAGCGGTACAATTGAATTCATTACTAAACAAGAGCTTACTCAAGTAGATCTTGGTAGTGGGTTGGAGGATAACCCACTTGATGAAACTCTTGGCATCAAGTTCGAGGCTATTTATGCTTTTGAAAACCAAGAAAGGGCATCAAATGAAGAACTTCGTAAGTTCAACCGTTGGACTTCTGGTACATTCAAATTCGGTGGTGCTTATAACTTTATTAACTCACGTAAGCCGGCTTCTACTGCAGACCGTGCTATTATTCGTGGTTCAGGTTGGACTGAGTATGCTACTAATCAAGGAATTGACCGTATTTATTTCGGTAATAAAGGCTTGTCTAACATTGAAGTTGCCTCACAGCCATATTACCAACTATCAGCTGGCGGAGCCCCTTATGATTATGCCAAACCAGGACAGATAGATGAGGCTGTACAGGTTTATGGAGATACTGGAAATACTCCATCCGACACTACAGCTGGTGATTTTGATACTAGAACTTATCAAGCGGTGTCGGTACGTACATTTGGAAACAACTATGATCGTAAAGTAACTACTACCGATCTTGGTATTGCGGAACTTGGTGGGTATTCTACTGGTTTTGCTGTTAACGAAAGCGTTCATCTTACAACAGGTGATTATGCTCTAGTAGATGTTTATGGTGGTGCTCAAATTGCCCCATGGACAGGTATGCATTTAGAAAAATTAGCATCGCCAGTTAATAGAGATGAGTTTGTTGAGGCTGCTGGTGATTTTACTTGGATTCTTACAAATAGTGGTACAGGAAATCTTGATCAGATGGTGGCTTTTCTGGATGCTCTTTCTCAGACAGATAATGATATTGATTTTGGAACAGAGACTGTTACTAATGGTAAGAGGGTTAATACCTGGTACTCATACAATGCTGCTGGTAAAGTTGTAACAAGATCAGGGGCTGATACGTTAGGTCTTTATCTATATAACGTCCCAACCGCTGACCAGCAGAGAATTGTTTTTACAGATGATAGTGGAAACCTTAAAACTTACTCATTCTCTGTTTCTGTTGAGGCAGATATTGGTTCTGCTGCTAAGTCAGATGTTCAAGCATGGTACCACTCATTTTTTGCTGCGGACTACAATACATCAGGGGCCATTACAGTACAGGATGATCAAGCAGTAGAAGTTAAAGGCATGGCTTCTACTGCTGATGTTTCCAATAAGATTATTTTCACGTTTGACTATACAGGCGACACAGTAGGTGGTACAGCTAATACTAATAAAAACTGTGTTTTTCTTTGTGAAGGCGATGGTGGGGCGACTCAAGCTAAGACACTTTATACAATTACTCAATCAGCAACAGTAGCTTTCGCTTGTGCTCCTGGTGTAGAGAATAATGCATAATTTGTTTTAAATAAAGTAATAAGGTAAACAGATGAGTGTATCAAATCCAGTAGTATCTAGTTGGGACGGTCCAAATAGGCGTATCTATTTAGCGTCAGGAGTAGAAACATTTCACTGGATAGAGGATATTTATAGGGAATATCGTTACTGGAGACGCACCGACGAGTCTTCTAGAAAATGGTCTCCTTTTATGAAGGCTGATGGTAATGACTATAAGGGGGGTGGTAAATACACCCCCCGTTATGTCACTTTGTTAGACGGTGTTAGGATAATACCTTACGATGAAAATATACTTATAGAAGTAAAAGGCGAGGCTATTACAGATAATGCGGACATTGACCCTGATGTTTTTGATACAAGCACAAGAACTCAAGCAATTAAGCTTTATATAACTCCTCCGGCATCTGAACTTGTTCGAGCAGAGTCAGAGATTGCAGCAGTTAAACGTATGGAGTATGCTGAGCGGGTAGTTGTAGATGTTCTTAGTTCTAACTCTGGTATAGAGTATCCAATAGGTACTGCTGCTTATCCAGTTAATAATATTACTGATGCTATGCAGATAGCACAAGAAAGAGGTTTTTCTTCTCTATACATAATTGGAAATATAACACTTGGTGTAGATGATGTTATTTCTAATATGTTACTGATAGGCCAAGATCAAATTTTAACTACTATTACTATTTTAGACGAAGCTACTGTTACTAATTCTAAGTTTCAAACTTGTTCTATTACTGGAGTTTTAGATGGTGGAAATACTATTACTTTAAGTAGAGTTATTGGTGATTTATATTATGTTAATGGCTTTGTTTGGCAATGTCTTCTTAGTTCAGGTACTATATTCCTAGGTGGTAATGCTGACGCTCTTTTTATGGATTGTTGGAGCGGTAGTACAAATTCAGAAAATCCACCAACTATAGATATGGGAGGGGCTGGTCAATCATTGGGGGTTAGAGGATATAATGGGGCTTTAGAGATAGTTAATAAAAGCGGACCTGAAGGTATATCTATAGATTTAAATTCTGGTGCTATTATTTTGCAGGATACTATTGTTAGTGGTACTATAATGCTTCGTGGTGTGGGTATGTTAGAGGATAATAGTACAGATGGTGCTATAGTTATTTCTGAAGGGCTGATGAGTAAATATACAATTTCGTCGGCAGTATTAAATACTGAATTAATCCCTTTTACTGGTGTAAATACTGTTGCTGCTTCTTTAAAATTAGCTGCTTTTGACGGAAAGGTGTCAATAAATACAGCATCAGACTATTCAGGTACAGTCTATCCTGTTGGTACTGTAGCCTATCCAGTTAATAATTTAACAGACGCACTAACCATAGCAACTATTCAAGGGTTTAAGGTTTTATATTTTTTTTCTAGTTATACTTTTTCAAATTCTGTATTTATAAATGGTTACAAATTATATGGTGATAGTAATCAGTATACTATATTTACATTTGAGGTAGGTAGTTTTGCAATTAATTGTGAAGTATTTAATGCGTATTGTACGGGGGTTGAGCAAGGAATTAGGGGGTTTTTTAATTGTAAATTAAAAGATATTGCAGGAGAAACACCTATACCAGTTAACGCAGTATTAACTGTTAGTAATTGTCAATTGATGGGAACTATACGTATTTCACCCCTATTTTCAGGGTTTATAAATGTTTTAGATTGTGTATCATTGCCTACTGATACAATTCCAATCACGATAGTTGATTTTGACGGTTCTAGCACAGATATGAATTTTAGAAATTTTTGCGGACATATAAAGATTAATAACTGCACACAGCCAATAGATTTTAAATTTTTACTATCTGCCGGTGGTCTTGAATTAGCTTCTAGTGTTACAGCAGGTAATTTTATTTTGTCCGGAGCAGGGATTTTTGTAAATAATTCCACTAGTCTTACGTCCTTAAATGTAGAAGGATTAATGAATCAGAGTAACATAGCTTATTCTGTTGGGCAAGAAATAGGAGCAGAGATTCAATATGCAAGTTTCGGTGGAGGAGTTACTATAGATATAGATAATGGACAAGCAGGTATAAGTTACCCTATAGGTACTTCTTCTTACCCAGTAAACAATTTACTAGATGCTCTTATAATTATTGAAACTAGAGGGTTTGATACATTATTTGTTATAGGGCAACTTATTTTAGTAGATAATGATGATGTCAGTTTTATTAATATTCGTGGTGAGGATAGAGATTCAACTAGTATAATTCTAGGAGAAGGTTGTATAACAACAGGGGCTAATATTTACGATGTTAGTGTTTCAGGTATTTGTGGCGGAAGAATGAATATACACAATTCACATCTTTCAGAAATTACTGGTTTATGCGCTTCTGGTGGTGATGCTAATATAATAAATTGTCATCTAATGGGCAACATACAATTTCGACAACAAGCTGATCGACGTTTTAGTTTTGTTAATTGTGTAGGGTCAAATGGTATAGATTCTCCTATAGTTGATATTAATAGTTGTTTAGCAACAGTACATTTTACAGATTTTTCTGGGGTTTTAACTTTAAAAAATATGACTAATTCAACGCAGCATTGTGGTTTAGATATTAATTCTGGGTTTATTACACTAGATTCATCAATTACACAGGGAATGATTGGGGTAAGAGGTGTTGCAAAACTATTTGATAATACAACGTCACAATCAGGACT